GCTATAGTGCCGTCGCTGGAAGTTCACTGCCCGCCGCACCTATCGAGACGGGCAACCATTGTTGGCTACCGTGAACTAAACCGCTGGACTGCTGCCGCGCGTTCGATCATTGTTGAGGGCCGCCTATTGCATAACGGCGAACACTTACTAACCGAACACGTCGAAAAGGCGGTACTGGTTAAACACAATGGCAACATAGTTATAAGTTCGCAACGATCACCCGGGCCTATCTCTATGGCACGCTGTTTAGTGTTTGCTGTTGCCTTAGCCGGCAAACCTGCCGCTATGGGCAAACCCATAATAGTTAGCGCTGCTGGCTAGTATTGGTTTGGCACTGGCTGGAAGTTACCTAGTCTTTTCGTCGGGAACTGATCGGGCCTAGTCAGTGCCACCAAACTTTTACTAGATATGGCAAACTAAACCTATGGGCCTTTTTACACGTGCTACCGCTGACAGCCGCGAACCTGTAGTAAAGGCCGCCGCCGGCAGCAATGTCGGTATGTCGCAACTCGATAACTTTTATGCGTTTACGCAAGGCAATAACCGCCAACGCGCTATGAGTGTGCCGGCCATTACTCGCGCCCGCGATCTTTTAGCGTCGGTCATTGGCTGCACGCCATTAAAGCAATATCAAGAAATGTGGAACGGCGAAGAAATGGAAGAAATAAATATCGCACCGCGTAGTTGGTTGCGACGTTTAGACCCAGCGCTACCAAACAGCACCACGTTTGCATGGTTATTTGACGATCTTTTTTTTACTCAGCGGGCGTTTTTAGCGATCACCGCGCGCACTGCTGACGGTTTCCCTAGTGCGTTTCAGCGTATGCCTAGCGCCATGGTATTAACCCAAGATCAGGCAGGCCCCGTTTTCTTTGCACCGTCTAAACAAATAATGTTTAGCGGCTTGCCAGTAGATCATAGAGACGTCGTACAATTTATTAGCCCTATACAGGGTTTGTTATTTACTAGCCCTAACGCTGTTTTAACTTCGCTAAAGTTGGAAGCCAGTCGTATGAGGTCAGCAAGTAATTCGCTGCCGAACGGCGTTTTGCGCCAAATTGGCGGTGAACCGTTATCGGCTGAGGAGTTGCAGCAACTGTCGCAAAACTTCGAGGCCTGTCGTATGACCAATACGGTGGCCGCCTTAAATGAGTTTGTTACCTACACCGAAACTACTACAGACCCCAGTAAACAAATGTTGGTTGAGGCGTCAGAATATCAGGCGCTAGAAATTGCGCGCCTAGCAAACTGCCCGCCATATTTGTTAGGCGTAGCAACTGGTAGTTACTCATACCAAAACAGCACGCAAGCGCGGCAGGATTTGTATATGTTTGGCGCCAAATTGTTTATGGATTGCATAGCCGAAACGTTAAGCGCTGACAACGTGCTACCGCGCGGCACGTACGTAAAGTTTGATATTGACGATTACCTAAGCGAAAACTATTTAATGGAAAAAGAAAACGACAAATACGACACTGCCGAAACTGGAGTAATGCCCAATGCTTAAACTAACTCAGCAAGAATTAACACTCGACGCAGCAGGCCCCGACGGCATGCCACGCCGCACACTCGCGGGCCTTGCCTTGCCGTACAACGTGCAGGCCACGGTAAGCGACGGCACTAAAGTAATGTTTATGCCGGGCAGCCTTGACGCCGGCGGCAAAATGCCTAAACTATATTTGGGCCATGACAGCACGCAGGCCGTAGGTTTGGTAACCAGCATGGTAGACACACCCGGCGGAATGATGTACGAAGCACGCATAAGCGAAACCACGCTAGGCAACGAAGCCCTAGTACTGGCCGCTGACGGAGTTCTAGACGCAGTATCCGTAGGCGTAAACCCTACAAGGTTTAGTTATGACGACGAAGGCGTAATGGTGATCGAGGCCGCCCAGTGGCAAGAATTAAGCCTCGTGCCGTTCGGTGCATTTGCTGGCGCGTCAGTAGATCGAGTGGCCGCCAGTATCCACCAACAGCCCGACGAAGTAGAGTTAAATAGTGAACAGGAACCCGTAGAGGAGAATAACGAAATGTCAAACCCAGTAGAAACCCCAGCCGTTATCGAAGCCGCACCAATGGCCCAGCCATTGTACGCGCAGGCACGCAACTTTAAGTTGCCAACTGCAGCCGAGTTTATTGCCGCAACAGTTCAGGGCGGCGGAGTACTTGCCGAAATGAACGCACGTATTCAGGCAGCAGCACCAAACATTACAACCGCTGACACCCCGGGTATTTTGCCCGAAATTATTACTGGCAGCGTTTACGACGGACTGAACCCTATTCGCCCGTTTGTTAGCGCAATCGGTGCTAAGGCCATGCCTGAGAGTGGCGCGACATTCCGCCGTCCAGTCATCACAGTAAGGCCAGTAGTAACGCAACAGCCAACAGGTCAATTAAATCAACTTGACCCAAGCACTGTGACCGTTGCGAACAACAATGTCAGCAAACTAACTTTTGGAACATTTGTCACAATGTCCGAACAGGACCTTTCGTGGAGTGACCCCGCGTCAATCAACATTGTTCTCGACCAGTTGGCTATCGCTTACGGTCAAGCAACCGACAACTATGCAGTAGACACTTGCCACGCAGGCATTACACAAACTTCATCAGTGGCCGACACTTCAGACCCTGCCGACTGGATTGCCGCAATTTATGATGGCGCACGCCAAATCAGCGCAAGCAGCAACTACCTACCTACACACATGGTAGTTACACCTGCTACGTGGGCAGCGTTGGGCGCATTGGTGGACAGCACAGGCCGCCCAGTATTCCCACAGATCGGCGCTATGAACGCACCGGGCCAACTGTCGGCTAACTCATGGAACGGTAACCCGCTTGGTTTGGTACTTGTCGTAGACAAAAACGCACCGGGTTCATTCATGGGTCACGCAGCAGGCCCAGCAGCAGGTTTCGAGTTCTACGAACAGCAGCGTGGCGCAATTAGCGTAGACGTACCAAGCACACTTGGCCGCACTATCGCCTACAGAGGGTTCGCAGCAGCCTTTATGGCAGACGCAACCAAGTTCGTTAAGTTCGTCTGATAACCGAAAGGTAGGCCAGTTATGGCCGTCTACTCGGTCACCCATAAACAGTTACTGGACAACTACGCGGTACTGCAAACCCTCACGCCAAACGATTTAGTAGTAGGCGGAAGTTTTACAGTTGCAACAGTTGGCGTACCTTTTAACGGCACGTTTACTGTTCGGGCTATACCTGAGTATTTGTTTATTGGCGTAGATGAATACGGTGATTTACTTTACGATTACGAAGTACCGGTACCTAATCAGGTTTTATTTTCATGCACAGGTAGCAACGTACAACGCACCGCTGCCAGCGGCACAATTACGTTTACCGAAACTTGCACGTGGATTACGGCCACGCAAATAGAGGACTGGTTAGGTATTGGTACAGCGTCGGCACTCGATACGACATTCTTAACCCAATGCGCGTTAGCGGCGAACAGCCTTGCGTTTACTCGACGCCAAGAGGCAGGCTACATAGACAGCCTTACCACGTCGCCCAATGGGCAGGTAACCCTTGGCACGATCAGCCTTGGCGGTTTCTTTTACAGGCAGCGTGGCGCGGTAACAGACTTCGCGGCGTTTGACGGTATGGCCGCTGGCAGTTCGGTAGGCCTCAGCCCGGCTATTAAAATGCTGTTGGGTATCCCACGGCCACAGGTTGCCTAATGCCTGTTGCCTATACAGACTTGTTTAATGAGGCGCTAGACGATCTAGCAGCCACGCTAACGACGGTTACAGGGCTGCAGGTAGTAACAGACCCCCGTAACCTTGTGCCGCCTTGTGCGTTCATAGACGCGCCTAGTTTTGTGGTTTACGGCGGCGGCGGAAACATAGTGCAACTGACCTACACGGTGCGCCTAATTACCCTTGGCCCGGGCAACCTTGACGCGCAAAGAAACCTTATGCACCTAGCCAGTTTAGTAGTAGGTAAAAACGTTGCCGTAACCGCTGGCCGCCCTACTATTGCTGTTATCGGTGGGGCCGAAATGCCCGCCTACGATTTAACTATAGAAATGCAAGCCCAAACCAGTTAGGAAACCAAATGCCTTACACGATTATTAGTCCACGCTTAGGCGAACCCGGCACAGAATACGACGCCGAAGGTGCAACCGCCAACGGCATAAACGTAGCGGCCCTAGTCGAGGGCGGCCTGTTAAAGCAATCCACAAATGAAACCCCAAAACCTGCTAAAACTAATAGCAAGAACACACCAAAGGACTAACCACTATGGCAACCAGCACCTACCTAAGCAACCCAAACGTAACCGTGAACTCAGTTTCGCTGCAAGATCAGTGCCAAGGTTTGGTTTTTACGCGCACTATTGAGGCGCTGGAAAGTACCGCGTTTGGCACCACGTCACGCAGTTACACTGCAGGCCTCGAAAACTCAACGCTGCAACTTGATTTGTACGCGTCGTTTGCTACCAGCGAAACTTACGCCACGCTTAAAGCATTGGTAGGCACCTCGGTAACCGTTTCGTGGTCACCGTCAGCAACCAGCCCGGGCACCGCAACCAACCCAACCATGACCCTTACAGGCGCATACTTGGAAGCAATCCCGTACACGTTGGCATTGGGCGCACTTGGCACCGTAAGCGTTACCTTTACTGGCGGCGTTTACTCAGTACTCGAAGTTTAATTAAAGCCGGCAACGGCCCGACACAAAGGCAGGCACAATGCAATTAACACTTAAAGCAACGTTTAACGACGGCACTACAAACACAGTTACCACTAACCTAAGTACGGTGGTTGCGTGGGAACGCAAATACAGGCGCAAGGCGTCAGAAATGGCGCAAGGCGTAGGCGTTGAGGATTTAGCGTATCTCTGTTACGAAGCAACACGCGCTACAGGTACCACGGTACCGGGCAACCTTGACCAGTTCATTAGTTCGCTGGCGTCTATTGAGGTAGTCGAGGCCGCTGACCCAAAAGCCTAAACGGCACGGTGCGCCGCGCACTTGCCGAAATCTTAGTAGCAACAGGTTTTTGGCCTAGTGAACTATCATTCGAGTTAGACGATATGAACGCCACCATAGAAATACTGAACAAGCAACGCGGCGGTAGGTAATGGTTGCGCGCGCGGCTATCCCCGAAATCTACGGTATTAAAGAGGCGCTAAAAGAGTTAAACGACTTTGATAATAAGTACAGGCGCGAAGTAACTAAACAGATCGGTGGCGCTGGCCAGCAGATTGTTAGCGAAGCGCGTAGCATGGTTGCCCATTTTGATAACAGCAAAAATAACGGGGCGCCATTGTCGGGCATGGTTCGCGGCAACTTAATTAAAGGCCGTAATACCAGTTGGAAAACAGATCAGGTACAAAAAGGTTTTAAGGTAAAAGTAGGCGTACGGGCTAGCAAGGAACGCTACGTAAACTTTAACCGTAGTGATGATTTAGGCAACCGTTATACCAGCCAAGTGGTTTACGGTTCTAAGCCTTACCAACTTATGGTTATCCAACAGGCTGACGCTGCCGGTGCAATTTATGACCATGCCGGCGCACAAACGCAAGGCACGTTTGTAACAAACCTCGACGTAGAGGTAGGCGGCCAGCCCCGCGCCGTAGATATTGCGGTAGAAAATAACCGCGAGGCAGTCACCGAAAAGGTTATGCAAATCGTAGATACTGTTATGGAAAAGACAAACCGAAAACTGGTAACACGCCATGGCAATTAACATACCGATTATAAGCAGCCTCGAAGGCAAAGGGTTTCAGCAAGCAATTACCCAACTAAAGGCGCTTGAAACCACGTCGCAAAAAGCGGGCTATATAGCAGGTAAAGCGTTTCTACCAGCAGTTGCCGCTATGGGCGCGCTTACTGTTGCTGCCGGGTACAGCATTAAAGCCGCTGTAGAGGACAGCGCCGCGCAAGCGATATTAGCCAAAACCTTACAAAACGTTACTAGCGCAACTGACAGCCAAATAGCCGCAATCGAGGAACAAATATCGGTAATGTCGCTGGCTACTGGCGTTGCTGATGATGAACTACGCCCCGCGTTTGCGTCACTGGTTCGCGTAACCCAAGACGTAACGGCAGCAACCGACGGCCTAAAACTGGCTATGGATATCTCAGCCGGCACGGGCAAGGATTTAGGTTCGGTCAGTGACGCGCTAGCAAAAGCGTACGGCGGCAACTATAAAGCGTTAGGCCTGCTGTCGCCTGAACTAAAGAAAATGATAAAAGACGGTGCCAGCCTCGACGAAGTTATGGCTGCTATGGCTAAAACGTTTGGTGGTCAAGCCGCTGTTGCAGCAGGCACCGCGCAAGGGCAATTTAAGCGCCTTAACGTAGCGTTAGACGAAGCCAAGGAAAGTATAGGTATGGCGTTATTGCCTGCTGTTATGGCCGTACTGCCGTACCTGATCGAGTTTGGTAATTGGGCTGCAGATCACACCGGCACACTGTTAGCCGTTGCTACCA